TTAGCCATTGTTAACATCCTCGCCAGCTTTCTCTTCACGACGAATGTATGCAGCATAACTTTCTGCTCGTTCAGCAGTGAGTCTGTAACTGCATTGTATGTTTACCGAACAGCCTTTTTCATCGGCAAACTTGCGGTACAGGATGGCCAGTTCATCAACGGCATTGGATTTAAACTCTTTAATCACAGAGTCAGTAACAGGCGTAAGTTCTCGCAGCTCTCGCTGAGCTTCCAGCAGATGCATATTGGTGCGCTTCTTGGTGTGACGCTCGACAATGCGATCACACTCTTTAGCCCAGCAGGTAACATCATCACGAAGGAGGGTGTTTTCGATAGCCAGAACGGAGCGCTGCTGCATTGCCTCGCAAAGCGCCACACTGGAGATATCCAGGCGGTTAGCCAGTTCGGTCATGATCCCGCGATATGCCGGGGGAAGGAGAGGGGCCGCTTTACGAGCAGCGTCGATCAACTGCTCTCTGGTCATGCGTGGTTGTAACTCGGTGACGGTCTGTGCGTTCGTCATGGTTAGTTTCTCCGTTATATAAGCGTCCTGCACGACGCTGAATTTTTGGCCTTACAACTTAAAAGAGGCCGCCTTGGTCTTTTGGGGAGGTGCGTTTTCGCTTAGTGATTTCAGCTTTTGTTACCTGCTTGTCTGCCCAGGCTTTCGCATGCCGCATCACATCATCGAAAATTGCTCCTTTCTTGCTGGCTTGCGACATACGTTTATATAAATCAATCGCTTGCCATGCCCCCCCCTGAGCCACCGAAGAGGAAAAGCCTTGTTTAATCAGCAGTTCCTTAACGTTTTTCTCAATAAATTCGAGGTGGTTCATCAGTCCTCCAGTGGAAAATCCGCTGAATTTTGGTTGCACGAATCCCGCGCCTGACGGCGATGAAAATATTTTGGGTTCGCTTTAATAAGCACCCAGGGTAGGGCGCTTAATGAAGCGGGCGACTGCCATCGCCGGTTAGTTCTCCACACAGCTGGAAGCGCACTCCAACGTTTCACACCTGTCACCCATAACTGATGGATTAAGGAATGCGCTTTCAGCTGTGAAAATGGGCGGTCGGCATTAAGTACATTCACAACTACCGACCGCCAAGACTACACACAGCTTTCGTTACTACGGGTTACCACGCTGGCTACGTGATGGGGTTGTGGCCGGTAACCAGCCGGAGACTTCCAACTTCTTCTTCGCTTCAGGTACCAAGCTGAAAATCTACTTCCACAACGGTTAGAGCACTATCTCCGGTTCTATCGTCAGTCTGCTAAGCAGATACCGTCCCCTAAATGCTCTGACCTGTTGTGTTCGTGGGGTCTACTTCCCTCCTGTCACGGCTCTTTCCCCGCGTCATCATGTGTTCCGGTACATGAAACCCTTATGCTGGTCTTTCCCGGCTGTCATCGTGCTTCCCCTGTTTGCCACGATGGGACGTCTACTTCCGATCTGTCACTGCCTTCAGTCGGGCATTCGACCTTCGGTTATCGCTCCGTCGTCAGCGCCACTGTCCAGGACATTTATTAGGACCGTCTCCAAGTGGTAACTCTTCCAGTCCCGCTAAGCACCCGTCGCGATGCTTAAAGTGAATGGCTGATATCCTCGTCTCTTCCGAGGTGTCACACCTAACCGCCACGCTGGTGAAACGTCTCTGACTGTCGTTCGTGCCTGGCTTGCACATTCCGGCTACCCGGCATGGAAAGTAGCTTAAAGGAACCCTGCCGGACCGCTGCGACACATGTGCCATATGCCGTACTGCAAAAGTGCCTGTCTTTTCACCACGTCAGGCTCGGTGGTATTCTTGGAGTTCTCACACAACCAAGACGGTAAATCTATGAATAACGATATTGTTGAGTTAAGACTCTCCGCTATTGAGGCTGCGGTTAAGACCATTTCAGCTGCAATATGTGCCAATGAGGGCCCACTCTCAGATGATTTGCACAACCAAATACAATTACTACGCGATCAACTTTCAAATACAGGAAGCACTGTTAAACAGGAGGCCATCACCTATCAGACCATTAAGCTTCTTGATTCGCTTAATTGCGACCCGCGGGATCCGTTTTAAAAAACTTCTCGTTGAAGGTATCCATTTTTGATTTTGCTCTCGCTCTTCGCTCCGCTTGAAGGGTAAGTTGCATGCCCGAAAGAGCACTAAAAACGGCAGCTTGAAATACCAAAAACTGTGCCTCATCGCTGCATTCGGCAGTAACTTGCCCGTCAACTACTAGCTCTATCTTCATGGCTGTCCCGAAATGTTCGCTGTTGATAAGTTAGATATTAGACTTCTTACATTTGTAGTCAAGTTTATTTTGTAAGTTTGCTTACTTTTATTTCGCGAGCACAAAAAAACCCGCGGTGAGCGGGTTTGTGAGCGAGATTGAAAGTTAGAGATCTATGATTATCTGCTTCACTATGCCGATTAAGTTCGTATCTTGATTTACTTCTATGGGCTTGAAAGCTGGGTTCAATGGTATTAGGTACGAATATGGAGGGTCAATTGCGAGCTTCTTCAGCGTTGCCTCACCACCAGAAACAGTTTGTGCGACCACGATTTTTCCATTGGCCTGATCAACAAACCCATACTCTGGCTCAACTATTACTATTGATCCTTCAGGGATGCTAAGTTCGAGGCTTGAGGTCATTGAGTCGCCTTTTACACGAAGAGCAAAAGCAGAATCTGAAAGCTTCCTGGTGGTCTTCACTAGTTCGTTGCTTGGGTTGCCAATTACTTCCGTCCAGTTACCTGCCTGAACCCAAGATATTAAAGGAACTTCTCTTGCTGAAATGAGATTAATGTTGATGCCGTTTTCAATGTCTCCAGTTCCGAACACCAACCACTCCGGAGAGCAAAGAAGGCATTTACACACAAGTATCAAGTTCTCCCCTGATAGTTTAGTGAGGTCGCTCTCCCACTGAGTTACTGCGGACGCGCTGACTCCAGCCCACTTAGCCACATCACGCTGAGTGAGTTTTTTTTGCTTTCGCCTAAATCTCAGTCTGCTGCCAACGGTGTCCATAAAATCTCCTCGTATTTCATGTTAGCAATCTTACATTTAATTGACGTAAGCATGCTGTCCATATACGATGTAAGAATGCTAACTATTGAGGGGCAAAAAATGTTAAAAGGCATAGTCGTAAATTATTACGGCGGCATTTCAAAAACTGCTGTAGCGCTTGGCGTAACCCACAGTGCGGTTTGTCAGTGGGGGGTGGTGATCCCTGAAAAGCAAGCTCTCTACATCGAAAGGCTAACGAAGGGGAAGTTGAAATACGATTCCTCCTTTTACCACAAAGCTATCAATTCTCAATCTAAATAGTAACCACAGGATCAAGGGGTTAACCGTGGGTATAGAGCCTAAATGGAAAGTTGAAAAGCAACCCGCCTGGCTGGTGGCTGCAATCAGGAAGACGATTGCAGCGCTACCTGGCGGCTACGCCGAAGCTGCTGAAATTCTGCGTGAGACGCAAAATTCTCTATTCAACCGTCTCCGTGATGGAGGGGATCAAATATTTCCTCTCGGGTGGGCAATGGTGCTACAGAGCGCTGCCGGTGTGAGTTACATCGCTGATGCATTCTCACGTGAAACCGATAACGGAATTCATGTTCCCGGTGCGGTGCCTGATGATGAAAACGAAGAGATAGGCCTGAAACTGGCTGAGCTGGTGGGTCGGCTTGGCGAGTTAGTCAATGCATACCGCCATTACATTGAAGACGGCGTAGTTGATAAAGGCGAATGGCAGAGCCTTAACGATATCGCATATCAATTCAGGGTCACTCTCATGACGTTCCTGAATCTTATTTCCCGTGTTTATTGCCTTCCAGAAATGGGTGAGGCCCGCGAGTGTGCAGCTCCGGGCCCCTTGGCGTGTCGTATCAGTGGAGAAACTAACGCATGAACAGTTTAACGGTAAATCACCGTCTGCCGCAACTACGTGGCGTTCCAGTGCATGGGGCCTCGTCGTTTCGGTATGAGCGCATGGTATCAGGCCGCTGGGTTCCGTGTAACCACAGTAGGGCAATGGCAATCGTGGGGGTATGGCGTCGAAAAGCGGAGGTCTTATGCCAGAGCTTGATCGCAGGTTCAGGGACCACTACGGCGTCCCGGTTCGAGTTATCCGGTGGGAGCCAGAGAGTCGACGCGTTATATACCTGCGCGACGGCTACGAGCATGAGTGCTTCAGCCCTCTTGAGCAATTCCAGCGCAAATTTACAGAGTTAAAGGACTGCCATGAGCCTGCTAATGCCATCCCGGCCAATAGTGATAAACCCTGACCTTGCGTACAGCATTGGCCTCAATGAGGCGATTGCGTTGCAGCAGGTGAACTACTGGCTGAAAGAGACAAACTCCGGCCTGGAGCGCGACGGCGTGCGCTGGATCTATAACACCAACGAGCAGTGGCTGGAGCAGTTCCCGTTCTGGTCGGAGTCCACCCTGAAGCGCACCTTCACCCGCCTGAAGACTCTCGGCGTGCTCAAAATTGAGCAGTTGAACAAGTCCCAGCGCGACATGACGAACTACTACACAATCAACTACGAAAGCGAGCTTTTAGACGAGGTCAAAGTGACTAAATCCAGGAGTTCAAAATGCGCTCGTCCATTAGGTCAAAATGAACCGATGGAACAGGTCAGTGTGAAACGATCCATCGGGTCAAAACGAACCGCTGTCATCAGGTCAAAATGCACTGATGTTCTTACAGAGAATACAACAGAGAGTACTACAGAGAATAAAACCCCTTCTTGTCCGGTTGCGTCGCAACCCGACCGTGATGTGTTGATCACCGATCAGGCGAAACAGGTTTTGGTTCACCTGAACCAGGTCACCAACTCCCGTTATCAGGTTTCAACCACCTCGCTGCAAAACATCCGTGCCCGAATTGGCGAAGGTTTCACGGTAGAAGAGCTGTCTCTGGTGGTGGACTACTGCAACGCCAAGTGGGGTGACGATCTGAAAATGTCCGACTATCTGCGTCCACAGACGCTGTTCCAGCCGTCCAAGTTCCCAGGCTACCTGAAGTCGGCAAACAGTTGGGACAAAGCTGGTCGTCCAGAACGCGTTAACGGTGAATGGGCCCGCGAAGATGGAATATTCAAATCCAGCTTCAAAAACACCGACTACGGCAAAATTCCGCATGGTTTCAGGGGATAAAAATCATGAGCCTGATGAAAACACTCGAAATGTTTATTGCCGATAACCCCGGCTTAACCAGTCGTGAGATTGCAGATGCTTTCGCAGATTACAGCATCGACTCTGTTCAACGCACTGTCTGCCGGCTGCATGATTTCAACTTCACCACCCGCGACCGGCACCACCAATGCATCGAACTACGCGTTTAGCCAGGCACGCTTTACGGCGAAGGGTGTGCGATGGGTAGGTGGCCTCTGGGCGGAGCATATCGCTAAGGGGCAGATGGCGTGAGAGCTTTACTTACACCTGAGATTGCACCTATCGCCGGGGTTGTGCTCTTCCGGCCCGGAACCGAGTTGATGTGGCTGTTCCGTCAGGGACGCGTTGTGATCGAAACTCCCGGCGAACAGCTGGCAGATATGCCGTCTGGAGTCTTACCACAATCTCATCAGCCCCTGGCCGAGGATTCCAGCTTACAGGCAGTTTTCGAAAACCCCAGGGTGATCCAGCGCGCTGGTGGCCTGTCTGTTCTTGATGCCTGGCTGATGAAAAAACTTGAGTGTCAGTGGCCTCATAACGACTGGCACGCGGACGAATTCACCATCATGCGGCACGAACCCGGCAGCATCCTCCTTTGCTGGGGATGTGATAACCAGTTGCGTGATCAATCCACTGAAAGGCTGGCAGGCATTGCCCGTAAAAACCTGGTATCCTGGCTGTTGAAGACCGTAAGCGGTCAACTTGGCTTCAGTGAGGACCACGTGCTTACGCTGCCGGAGTTCTGCTGGTGGCTGGTGAAGAACGGCCTGGCAGATGTTATCCCGGAAAGCATGGCCATTAAGGCTCTTAGGCTACAGCCAGAACCTATGCAATCAGTAATGCGCGAAAGTGACATTACTCCATCGTTACCAGCGGTTGAACTGCTGCAGGAGAAAGCAAAAAAGATAGTGGCCGTGAAGGTTGATCCAGATACCCCGGAATCTTTCATGCTGAAACCCAAGCGCCGCCGCTGGGAAAATGAGAAGTACACCCGTTGGGTTAAGTCCCAGCAGTGTATGTGCTGTAACAACCCGGCAGACGATCCCCACCACCTGATTGGCCACGGGCAGGGTGGAATGGGTACAAAGGCGCATGACCTGTTTGTGATACCTCTGTGCAGAGAGCATCACGACGAGTTGCACGCTGGCCCTGTGGCATTTGAAGCGAAATACGGCGACCAGTTAAAGACCAGTGCAATGACGCACTGCGCTGCCTGTCCATTGCTCGCACCAAAATGCAGGAAGCCTGTATGTGGGCCTGTCGTGCTGTAGCGCGCCCTGACTCTGATTGTTAAGCCATTACAAAGCCCATCTGCTGGTGGGCTTGATAATGGCTATCCCCTAAAAGGGTTAAAACATAAGTATCCTCTCTAGGGGATAATGAGGTCAATTTTCTGAGTGAAGATTGCGTATTTGCCTTCTATCTGATCCCCATTTTTTTCGCCATTTCATCAATTAACAAATGTTCCCTGTAGTTCATGGCTGATATAGCACATCCACAGCCTGAGCAACGTACAAAGTAAAACTGGTGAGTACTTCCTGATACTTTGGTTTTCATGTCCAGTTCAAAACTGGTCGATTCGCATTTAGGGCATTTGGTGCTGAAAGCCATGACTAATTCCTTTTCAAATGTGTGGGAAAGATTAGTTTACGACAATCTCTGACATGGTTATAGGTCACTATGGAAGTTATTATTGATGGTACAACTTATGTTCCCTCTGATGCCAATCAGCCAAGAATCGGCATCGCCATAACAACGCATAATCGACCAGAAGTTGTTAAGCGATCTTTCGAGCAGCACATGAAGCATCTGCCTGCTGGTGCATTGCTGGTGATGATCGACGATGGCTCAAAACCTGCAGCAGTAGTACCTGACAACGTGCAGCTGATTCGCCATGAATCATCGCTCGGCATTGTCGCCTCGAAGAACGCCAGCCTGACCGCGCTTATGGATGCAGGATGTGAGCATCTCTTCCTGTGGGATGATGATGCCTGGCCGATTGCCGATAACTGGCATCTGCCCTACATCCAATCACCAGAACCGCACCTGGCTTACCAGTTCCTCGATCTGGCTGGCCGCAATAAGCTGAACGATATGGCTGTGCTGTATCGGGATGATAAGCACATCGCTTACACCGGTCAGCGCGGCGTGATGCTCTACTTCCACCGCAGCGCGATAGAGAAGGTAGGCGGTTTTGATAAAGTGTACGGTCGCGGAATGTATGAACATCCAGATCTAGCCCTCCGCATTCACAACGCCGGGTTATCGACCTGGGCGTTCGCTGATATTGCTGGCTCTGAAAAGCTGATTCATTCGATGGATGAGCATGAAGAGGGCACGCGCTCAATACCGCGGCCTGAACGCGAGAGTCTGGCGAAGGCAAATGCAATAATCTACAGCGGCCGCCGGGATAGTGGCTATACAGCATATGTACCTTATCGACAGCAGCATGATGTTGTTATCACGTCTCTCCTGACAAACCAGCCCGATCCGCAACGCAACGTTAAGATGCCAGCCGATGCAGCCTTATTGCAGGCGTGGGCCAGTTCCATTAGTGGTGCTAAGGCTGTGGTGCTGGCAGACGAGCTTACTACTGCGCCGGAAGGTGTAACCCTGCAGTCGGTTCCTCCATTGAACATGAGCCCATACTTTGCTCGCTGGCTGCATATCTATCAGTACTTGAGAGCTCATCCTGAATATCGCTTCGTCTGGTGTACCGACGGTACTGATGTTGAGATGCTTCGTGAACCTTGGGCAGAAATGGAAGCAGGTAAAATCTACGTTGGCTCCGAGCACAAGACGTATGCCGAAGAGTGGATGAAGGCCAATCACCACGGCAAAGCCTATAGCGAGTTCCTCGAAAAGTATCGTAACGATCAACTGCTTAATGCTGGCCTGATTGGTGGCAGCCGTGAAGATGTAATGGAGTTCGCCCACCGGATCATCCGTCAGCATTACCTGATTGAAAGCCACCGCTTCTGGAAGATGGAGTCAGCACCCTCAACGCTGGTGGACATGGGTGCTTTCGGGATGGCTGCAAAGTCATTCGGTGATCGAATCGTCACAGGCCCTAAGGTTCACACCGTTTTCAAAACTGATGGCTACGGCAAAGAAAGTGCCTGGTGGAAGCATAAATAACTGGAGGACTTATGATTTCGTATGAGGTTGAGTTTCCTACTCATAAATCGTTTAGCTTAAACATTGGTGGCTATGCTGCGGAAGAGGGGCTGAACTGCAGAACTACTGAATTTATCGGTGGGGACGTCAAAGTACAGCTCGAAAAGAAGGCACTGTTGATGGTGCCTTATCGTGAAGACATCACGCCAGATTTCACCTTGGAAGGTTACAAGCTGCGTGCGGTAAGCCATGCTGAGAGTGTTATCGCTAAGCTTGTAGAAGCGGCCCAGGAACAGGCCGCGGAGTATTCATTGAATTTGGGTATTGTCAAAAGCGCAACAATTAGTGATGAGATGAATTCTTCGGATAAACCTTGATCGCGTCGATCTGGTTAGCAAGGTCATTCAAAGCTTTCTGTGCAGCTGGTAAATCACCATTATTTAATGCATCTCTCTTCAGTGCATCGACTACATCTGACTTAACCGCTGGCATCTGAAGGGAAATTGAAGCAATAGCATAAGAAATAGCCGCTTCAAGAGACTGTAGTCGGTAATGCACAGTTTCTGTTGTTACGTGAGCTTTATCTTTTTCCACTTGGTTTCCTTAGCAGAGGCTATCAGCCATACCTCTGAGTATGGGTTCGCCAGTGTCCCACCACTGACGGGCTGAATGCTTACCTTAACCAGGGTTAAAGCGAAGTAACACCCTGATATTCAGACAGTAGCCGCCATCGCGCGGCTTTTTTATTGGAGATTAGCTGGTGGCTGAAGGTATCAAGTATGTGGTGGTCGGCCACCACTCACGCTTAGGGAACGCGCATTGGCTTTCTGCAATACTAGGTGCTCACCTGCTGATTGATGATGGTGACCACGGAGCGAACTGGAATCACCGGCGCGCGCTTGAATGGGCCGCCGAACAATCCTGTCGGGTAGTGGTGCTGGAAGACGATGCTCTACCCGTGCACGGGTTCGCTGACAAGGTGGCTGACTGGCTGGCCCGTTTCCCTGACGACATGCTGAGCTTTTATCTGGGTACCGGCCGACCGCCGCAGTATCAAAAAGAAATAGCCGGAATGCTGGTGAATGCTGATCGCGTCTGTGGTGATCACATCGTGATGAGTAAGTTGATTCACGGTGTCTGCTATAGTCCACCTCCGGACAGGTTAGCGAGCATGCTTGGTGCATGGAATAAAACTCTGGCAGCTGATTACGCCGTCGGTGAGGCTTTCGGTGGCCGGGTAATTTACCCTTGTTACTCGCTGGTGGATCACGCTGATATGCCGACAGTTGAGCGTCACCCGGACAACGAGCCGAGGACAGAACGCCGCCGAGCATGGAGGCTGGCATGAGTAAAGAGCCCCGCGTATATGGCAGTCGATGGGATAAAGCCCGCCTGCGTTTCCTGCAACTCCATCCCTTATGCGTGATGTGCGAGCAGCAGGGGCGCATAACGGCGGCCACGGTGGTTGACCATATCGAACCGCACAAACTTAAAGATGCGCTTAAGTCGGGTAACCCGCTGGCCATCTCGAAGGCACAGCACCTGTTCTGGAGTAAAGAGAACTGGCAGCCACTGTGCAAAGCCCACCACGACTCAACTAAGCAGAGAATGGAGAAGAGCGGCACCGTCATCGGCTGTGATGCCAACGGCTACCCACTCGATCCTGCGTCTCACTGGAGCACGTAATGACACAAGACCAGCAAACCATTCTGATGTTTAAGGGCCTGATTGCCTCACTGCCTGAAGAAACCCAGGCGAAAGTTAAACAGGCTGAGAATGCTATTCGCCAGCTACTGACCGATTACCCTGATGGTGAGGCGGTGATTGCACTGGGTCTGGTTGGTGCCGAGCTGCAATGTGATGGCCTCGAACATGTGAACAAGTAAAATCATTTCATTTGCAACTATATCAAATGAGAATGAATCGCATCAGGGGTAGGGGGGGGATCAAATCTTCAAATCCTTTGCCCCAAATGACCGCCGCCAAAGTTTGATTTTAACGCTAACCCGATTTTTTCCGTTTTAAGGTGTTGACATATGGCAGATAAACGAACCCGCTCCGACAGTTCGGCGGCGGCGATTCAGGCCATGAATAATGCAGCAGTGGACACCATCGATCCGCCGTCCCATGCAGGTTTGGAGAAAAAAGCCGAACCATTCTGGCATGACAATATCAGATCGAAAGCCCTGGACAGCTGGACACCCGCCGACCTTCTGGCCGCTGTAGAACTGGCAAATAACCAGCTCTATATCACCGTTTTACGCAGAGATTTGCGCAAAGAAGAGCGCGTGCGCGGTGAAGGCAGAAACGAGGCCCTGATTAAAGACCTGCGGAAGCAAATTCCAGAATTGCAGCGAACCATCCTGGCACAGCGACGTGACCTCCAGATCCATTCCCACGCAACCAACGGCGAAAGCCGCGACCAGAAGAAACGCAACCAGAATGATCGCGCTGCCCGGGACACGCGAGCAGAGCATCAGGACCAGGATGACAACCTGATCGCTTTTCCCAAACACGGATAAGAGACTATGACGCGAGGTGAGCGCGTAATAGCGTTCATTGAGCGCTTTTGCATCGTGCCTGAAGGCAAGCTAATCGGGCAGCCAATGCGGCTCGACCCTTTTCAGAAAACATTCATCCTGTCGATTTACGACAACCCGGCCGGTACGGACATGGCGATCCTCAGCATCGCGCGTAAAAACGGTAAAACAGGGCTGATTGCCGGGATCCTGCTGGCGCATCTTGTGGGACCCGAAGCGGTACAGAACACGCAGATCGTCAGCGGCGCCCTCAGTCGGGAGCAGGCGGCCATTGTTTTTAACCTGGCAGTGAAGATGGTTAACCTCAATCCGAAGCTGCAGGAGCTGGTTCACATCACGCCCAGCGGCAAAAAGCTGATCGGGTTGCCGTGTAACGTTGAGTACAAAGCTTTATCTGCTGAGGGTAAAACCACACACGGCCTTTCTCCCATTCTTGCGATTCTGGATGAAACCGGGCAGGTAAGGGGGCCGCAGGATGATTTTATCGACGCGATAACCACGGCTCAGGGCGCACATGAAAGCCCGCTGCTGATTGTTATCAGCACCCAGGCGGCGAACGATGCTGACCTGCTGAGCATCTGGATAGATGACGCAGTTAAATCGAAAGATCCGCACATCGTCTGTCACGTTTACGAGGCCCCCAAAGAGGCGGATATCAGTAAACGTGAATCCTGGCTTGCCGCTAACCCGGCGCTTGGTACGTTCAGGTCTGAAAAAGACATGGCGCGCCAGGCGGAAAAAGCGGGGCGCATGCCCAGTTTCGAGAACACCTTCCGCAACCTGAACCTGAACCAGCGCGTGTCTACAGTATCGCCGTTCATATCCCGCAGTGTATGGGAGCTGTGCGGCGGCATACCGCAGAACACGGCACGGAAATGGTATGCCGGGCTGGATCTGTCAGCCAGGAACGATTTAACGGCGCTGGTCATTGCTGGTGAGGCAGAAGATGGTGTCTGGGATGTTTTCCCCTTCTTCTGGACACCCGAAAAGACCCTTGAGGAACGAACTAAAACAGACCGTGCGCCGTATGACGTCTGGGTCAGAGAAGGCATTTTACGCACGACGCCCGGCGCGTCTGTCGATTATTCATTCGTCGTCGCTGATATCGCCGCAATTATCGGTGATTTCGATATTACCTCGATGGCCTTTGACCGCTGGCGCATTGACCAGTTCAGGAAAGAGGCGGACACCATCGGGCTGAGCCTCCCTCTGGTTGAGTTCGGCCAGGGCTTTAAGGATATGGGCCCGGCAGTGGACACCCTCGAATCGCTGATGCTTAACGGGCGGGTGAGGCATGGCATGCACCCGGTTTTAACGATGTGCGCCGTGAATGCGGTGATCGTGAAAGATGCTGCCGGCAACCGCAAACTCGATAAATCAAAAGCAACGGGTCGTATTGATGGCATGGTCGCAATGACAATGTCCGTTGGTGCCGCCAATGGGGAAGTTACCGAACAGGGTGGTGACTTCGAGGACTTCATTTTTCGACCGCTGAGCATGTGATGGAAGAACCTAAATACACGATTGACCTGCGAACCAATAATGGCTGGTGGGCAAGGCTGCAGTCCTGGTTTGTCGGCGGGCGTTTAGTCACCCCAAATCAGGGCTCTCAAACGGGGCCAGTTTCGGCCCACGGTCACCTGGGCGATTCATCCATTAACGATGAACGGATACTGCAAATATCGACGGTATGGCGCTGCGTGAGTCTGATTTCGACACTCACTGCGTGCCTTCCGCTGGATGTCTTCGAGACTGACCCGAGCGACAACCGAAAAAAAGTCGGTTTGAGCAATCCGCTGGCTCGTCTGTTGCGCTACTCCCCCAATCAGTACATGACCGCCCAGGAGTTCAGGGAGGCCATGACGATGCAACTTTGTTTCTACGGGAATGCATATGCGCTGGTGGATCGTAACAGCGCGGGTGACGTGATCAGCCTGATACCGCTTCAGTCCGCCAATATGGATGTGAAGCTGGTTGGTAAAAAAGTGGTTTATCGCTATCAGCGTGATAGCGAGTACGCGGACTTTTCCCAGAAAGACATTTTTCACCTTAAAGGCTTCGGATTTACCGGGCTGGTCGGCCTCTCACCCATCGCGTTTGCCTGTAAATCGGCAGGCGTGGCGGTGGCGATGGAAGATCAGCAGCGAGATTTCTTTGCGAACGGCGCTAAATCGCCCCAAATCCTCTCTACCGGCGAAAAGGTGCTAACTGAGCAGCAGCGTTCTCAGGTTGAAGAGAACTTCAAAGAGATCGCCGGCGGCCCGGTAAAAAAACGCCTCTGGATTCTGGAAGCGGGCTTTTCTACTTCGGCAATTGGCGTGACACCTCAGGATGCCGAAATGATGGCGTCCCGAAAATTCCAGGTTAGCGAACTGGCCCGATTCTTTGGCGTACCGCCTCACCTTGTTGGCGACGTTGAGAAGTCAACGAGCTGGGGATCGGGCATCGAGCAGCAGAATCTCGGCTTCCTGCAGTACACCCTGCAGCCCTATATCTCGCGCTGGGAAAACAGCATTCAGAGATGGCTGATCCCGGCGAAGGACGTTGGCCGCATTCACGCTGAACACAATCTTGATGGTCTGTTGAGAGGTGATTCTGCTTCCCGCGCTGCATTCATGAAGGCGATGGGAGAGGCAGGGCTTCGCACGATCAACGAGATGCGGCGAACGGATAACCTCCCGCCGCTACCTGGCGGCGATGTGGCAATGCGGCAGTCGCAATACGTGCCGATCACCGATTTAGGAACCAACAAAGAGCCCCGCAATGACGGGGCTTAATTTTTATGGGGGCCGAGATGCCTGAGATTGTAAAAACGCTGTCTTTCGACGAGACAGAAATCAAGTTCACCGGTGACGGGAAGCAGGGCGTTTTCGAAGGATACGCTTCTGTTTTCAATAATACCGACTCCGACGGCGACATCATCCTGCCCGGCGCTTTCAAAAACGCCCTGACCAACCAGACCAGAAAAGTGGCGATGTTCTTCAACCACAAAACATGGGAATTGCCGGTTGGAAAGTGGGACAGCCTCGCCGAGGACGAAAAAGGCCTCTATGTGCGCGGTCAACTGACGCCAGGGCACAGTGGCGCTACTGACCTTAAGGCGGCAATGCAGCACGGTACGGTTGAGGGGATGTCGGTTGGTTTTTCGGTTGCTAAAGACGATTACACCATCATTCCCACCGGTCGCATTTTTAAGAATATCCAGGCGCTGCGCGAAATCAGCGTCTGCACCTTCCCGGCCAACGAACAGGCTGGCATTGCAGCCATGAAAAGTGTCGATGGCATCGAAACCATTCGTGATGTGGAGAACTGGCTGAGGGATTCAGTCGGGCTCACCAAATCACAGGCAGTTGGGTTAATAGCCCGGTTTAAGTCAGCGATTCGGAGCGAGTCCGAGGGCGACGGAAACGAAGCACAAATCAACGCTCTGCTTGAGAGCATCAAATCCTTCCCTTCTAATTTAGGAAAATAATTATGTCTGAACTCGCTCAAATTCAAAAAGCCATCGAAGAGTCCCAGCTGAAAATGACTCAGCTTTTCGATGCCCAGAAGGCAGAAATCGAAAGCACCGGCATGGTGTCCAAACAGCTGCAGTCCGACCTGGCGAAAGTACAGGAAGAGCTGAGTAAATCCGGCACCCGTCTTTTCGACCTGGAACAGAAACTGGCTTCCGGCGCCGAAAATCCAGGTGAGAAGAAATCCTTCTCTGAGCGTGCAGCTGAAGAGTTGCAGAAGTCCTGGAATGGCAGCAAAGGTAGTTTCGATGCGAAGACCTTCAACAAATCCCTCGGCAGTGATTCAGCTTCAGCGGGCAGCCTGATCCAGCCGATGCAGGTTCCGGGAATCATCATGCCCGGCGTGCGTCGCCTGACCATTCGTGACCTGCTGGCGCAGGGCCGAATTTCCAGCAACTCTCTGGAATACGTGCGTGAAGAGGTGTTTACCAATAACGCCGACGTGGTGGCTGAGAAGGCGCTGAAGCCTGAATCGGATATCACCTTCAGCAAGCAGACCGCGAACGTGAAGACCATCGCTCACTGGGTACAGGCATCCCGTCAGGTTATGGACGACGCGCCAATGCTGCAGTCCTACGTCAACAACCGACTCATGTACGGCCTGGCGCTGAAGGAAGAAGGCCAGCTGCTGAACGGTGACGGCAGCGGGGATAACCTGGAAGGCCTGAACAAAGTGGCAACCGCCTACGACACCGCATTGAATGTCACCGGCGATACCCGCGCGGATATCATCGCTCACGCTATTTATCAGGTGACTGAGTCCGAGTTCAGCGCCTCCGGCATCGTCCTGAACCCGCGCGACTGGCACAACATCGCGCTGCTGAAGGACAACGAAGGTCGTTATCTCTTCGGTGGCCCACAGGCATTCACCAGCAACATCATGTGGGGCCTCCCGGTCGTTCCGACTAAGGCCCAGGCAGCCGGCACCTTCACCGTCGGCGGTTTCGACATGGCGTCTCAGGTCTGGGATCGCATGGATGCTACCGTGGAAGTCAGCCGCGAAGACCGCGACAACTTCGTGAAAAACATGCTGACCATCCTGTGTGAAGAACGCCTGGCGCTGGCTCACTATCGCCCGACAGCAATCATCAAGGGCACTTTCTCTTCTGGCTCATGATGGGGGAGGGCGGGGTAATCCGCCCTTTTAACGTATGGCGATAGATGTTCTGCAGGTAATCGGCCTCAACCTGTTTAAGCAGCAGATAGAGTTTGAAGAAGATGACAGGGACGAGCTGATCACGCTTTACGCCCAGGCAGCCTTTGACTACTGCTATCGATGGTGTGACGAGCCAGCATGGAAGGTGCCAGGTGATATTCCGGCAGCGGTTAAGGGAGCCGTGCTCCTGGTATTTGCTGACATGTTCGAACACCGGACCGCACAAAGCGAGGTTCAGCTTTACGAAAATGCTGCTGCTGAGCGAATGATGTTTATTCATCGCAACTGGCGCGGAAAAGCGGAACCTGAGGAGGGCTCCTGATGGAACCTGGACGATTCAGGCACAGAGTTAGAATCCTGAACTTCACAACCTCCCGGGATTCATCTGGTCAGCCAGTGGAGTCATGGAGTGGTGGCGATCCGGTTCCGGCAGAGGTGAAAGGGATCAGCGGCAGAGAGCAAATGTCAGGTGGGGCGGAGATGGCTCAGGCAACGATCCGCGTCTGGATGCGTTTCAGGCCTGAGGTACATGCTTCCTCCCGCGTCGAGGTGCTCAGTGGCCCATATATCGGACAGGAAGGTAGCCTTGCCTATAAGACACTGTTTATTGCCAGTAAGGCGGCAGCAATGGCGCAGGCAGTGATCAACACTGAACTTGCAGCAACCAAGGCTATGGCGGAAGGCGGGCTCATTATGGGGATCCCTGCGGCCACAGCAATCCGCGCCGTTGGTTATGCGTCAGTGGCGTTGATAGCAGGTCAGTCACTCGCTGGGATGGCGCACGATGGAATTGACCGGGTTCCGGAAACAGGAACCTGGCTGCTGCAAAAAGGAGAGCGAGTGGTTACCGCCAGCACTTCGGCCAAGCTCGATGCAACCCTTGAGAGGGTGCAACAGTCACGGCAGGCCAACGCCGGTGGCACTTTCAATATTCAGAACTCATTTACCGGAAAACCTGATGATGCAACGCTTGAGGCAATCGACCAGCGAAACCGTCAACTGGTGGTTTCGATTCGCAAAGAAATGGCCGCTCAGGTTGTTAAACCCGACAACGATTTTGGCAGAGCCCTGCAGTCCGTTTACCCGAACAGGAGGCGAGGATAATGGCTGACTTAGCATCGTACCCACATGGTTATCTGCCGATGCCACTCCAGGACGGATATGGATTTAAGCCTGTCAGTCCACTACAGAGAACGGCAACAACATCAGGCCGCGCGCGGCAGCGTAGGAAATATACGTCAACTCCTACGATCGCCACTGTGAACTGGATTTTTCCAAAGGATAATCAGGCACAGCTATTTGAATCATGGTACAGGGATGTACTCACCGATGGTGCCGCGTGGTTTTTGATGAATTTGCAAACACCACTCGGTTGCCAGCAAACCTTTAAATGTCGGTTCACTGATATCTATGAAGGCCCAACGTTAGTTTCACCGAAATACTGGCGCTACAGCGCTCAGCTTGAATTATGGGAGCGACCGCTGCTACCGCCTGGCTGGGGATTATTTCCCGAGCTGGTGGCTGGTTCTGACATTATCGATCTAGCCCTGAATAAGGAGTGGCCCGAAGCATGACCAGTGCAGTTCTCAACCGGCTTTACGCATCCGGCGGCGATGAGGTGATTCTGGACACGCTGCAGATCACCGTTGGCGGTCAGAGCTACTGGCTGACCCGCGGCTGGGACGATATTACCGTTACGCTTGAAACAGGCGGTAAGGCGACATTTACCGGATCGGCAATCGACGTGGCATTGCCGGCGCGCAATTCCGACGGCACGCAGGATCTAAAATTCGCCATCAGCAATATCGATGGCGTGGTATCGACCGCAATTCGCAACGCACTGGACAATCTTTCCACTGCCTCATTAACTTTCCGCCGGTACGTCTCCACCGATCTGTCAGCACCCGCAGCCCCCCCGTTCACCCTCGCGATTAAAGAAGGTTCCTGGACAGCAACGGAGGTGCAGATCACCGCCGGTTACATGAACATTCTCGATACGTCGTGGCCACGTTATCGATACACACTGACAGACTTCCCAGGCCTTCGTTACCTCCAGTAGGAAATCATCATGTTTAATCCTGATAAATACCGTTCTGTCGAGTGGCAGAAGGGCGGCCGCGCTTTCCCCTCACTCGACTGCTTTGGCATCGTTAACGAAATACGACGAGATCTGGCACTGGCTCCATGGCCTGAGTTTGCCGGGATTACAAAAGATGATAACGGTCTAGACCGGGAGGCGCGCGGGCTGATGGCTGATCTGCAGCGTTGCGCGCCTGCGCCGGGAGCGGGAATTGCCTGCTATTCCGGCTCAGTGGTGACGCATGTCGCCATCGTCGTGGAGATTGACGGTGTGCTGCATGCCGCCGAGTGTAATCCCCGCACTAACGTGACCTTCCTGCCGCTGGCGCGGTTTACGCGTCGGTTTATTCGCGTGGAGTACTATCAGTGACGATCCGAATCTATCCGTCCCGGTTGCCCGGCGAACCGCTGGAAACCCACCATCATGAAACCCTGACGCTAAGCGCCTGGTTTGCAAAGAACGTTGAGGGCTGGACGCCGTATCAGCAGCACCCGGTTGCGGTTGAAATCGACGGCGTTCCGGTGCCGCCGGCTGAGTGGGTGTTGTATGCCATTCGCCCCGACAGCGATGTAAGGATGTATCCGGTGCCGTACGGTACCGGTGCGGAAATCGCGCTGTGGGTGGCCGTCAGCGTGGCCGTCGCGTCGGCAGCGTACTCGATTTACATGATGAGCACCATGCAGACGGGGGCAGCCAGTCAGCCCGGCAGTGGTGACCAGCTTGAGCTCAACCCGGCGAAAGCCAACATGGCAAAACTCGGCGACCCGGTACGGGAAATCTTCGGACGGTACCGCGTCTGGCCGGACTATGTCACGCAGCCGGTTAACCGCCTGGCTGCGCAGTCAGACCGGCGTATAAACGTCACTCCCACCCGACTTTATGACGGGCATGCCTCACGCACGATCAGCGGGGCGCTGTACCACGTTCTCGAATCACTCGGCTTTAAGCCTGAACAGATTGACCATACAGCGATCGATACGCTGGAGCAGAACTACTGGACGCCCCGCGGTGAGACGTTCGACTGGGCAACCGGTGACAGTAAATCAGCACTGGAAGTGCTGAAGATCATCGCCGGGGCGGGGATGGGCTACTTCATGCTGTCAGATGGCCTGGTGTCCGCCGGGCGTGAAGGGGTGAAAAACTGGACGGGGATGATCACCCCACAGGAAACTACCGAAGAACTGCAGACCGCGTTTAAGGCACCGAGTCAGGATGATTACGACGGGGTCGATGTCACCTATATCAATGGCACGACATGGGCTGAAGAAACTGTTCAGTGCCGGTTGCCTGGGAACCCTACACCAGTGAAGGTGGAGGAATACAAACTGGAGGGTGTGGTGGATAAGGACCGGGCGTACCGTATAGGCATGCGCCGCCTGCTGGGTTACCGCCTGCAGCGCCTGCAGCACACTACAACCACTGAAATGGATGCGCTTTGCTATCAGTTTATGGACCGCATCATTCTTGCTGACGACGTTCCTGGCAGCCAGACCCTTAGCTGCCTTATCACTGAGATGAGCTGGGACAGCACAGCGATCACGCTAACGCTAAGCGAACCGCCGGACTGGAGCTTTCCAAACCCAAGAGTGGTGGTCCGACACCAGGACGGCCGGGCATCGGCGCTGTTGGTTCCTGCGCGCATTGATGATTACTCTCTGCGCATTCCTTACAGTGCCGCGCTGACGCCGGAGGAGTGGGATATGGACAGCCCGTATATTGAGCCGCCGCGCCTGTTGTTCTGCTCATCTTCCCGCGTGGGATATGAAGCACTGGTTGGGGAAATTTCCCCGGGTAGCGACGGGACCAGTAGCGTAACAGCCATTCAGTACCATCCCGGTAAATATCAATACGATGACGCCATTTATCCTGGAGATGTCGCGTAAAACTCAAAAATTTAATTACCCGCTTTGGCGGGTTTTTTTATGCCCGGAGCGAGCATGACAACCTATTTCACGAAAAACCCATTGGGTTCTTCCAGTCCTTACGATCTATTTGATAACTCGCAGAACTTTGACACAGCAGTTAACACCATTACTGCTGCCATATGGCAGGATCGCTTTGGGAAAAATCGCCTGACTTGGTATGGTATCGAATCTCTCGCAATGCAATCGATGCTTAATTATGGCTATATCACGGCGAAATCTTTTGAGCAGGGTTATACCCTCCTCACTCCTAACACTGTTCTGCAGCTCGAGAGCAATGGCGAATACTACCGCTGGGATGGAGACTGGTCACAGCCCAAAGTCGTTCCGCCTGGCTCTACCCCGGAAAGTGCGGGGGGGGTCGGGCCAGGCAAATGGGTTGGGGTTGGTGATGCAGCATTGCGGACCCAACTTTCCGATCCGGATGGTGTCGGAAAATATCCTGAATTACAAATTGCCCGCTGGCGGGATGAGGGAGATGTCCGAGGGTGGGGCATTGCACCCGGAAGTAAAGATAATGTGCTTTTAATTAATAAGGCGATAACGGACTTATCTCTCAGAGGTGGGGGTGAGTTATTATTCAGGACTCCGGGTGTTTACTTGATAAGTGTGCCTATAGTTCCGCGTCGCGGCGTTCTTTGTAAAACCTCACCCGGAACTGTGACCATTAAACTGGCGAATAACTCGAACACAGGCATGGTGGAGAGCTATAAGTTTGACGCATTGCGAGCAAACAGCGCGCATTCTATCGCCGACGATCCTGATTTCACGCAGGATTATGGGTTTGATGGTTTTATCTTTGACGGTAACGGAGCAAATCAGAGCACGGCTACGTTGAAATATGGCGTTAAAATGTACGGTCTCCGTTTAACGCTCAAGCGCTGCATTATTCATAACTTTGCCGGGGTAGGGTTGTTGACTGCCCACGTGGGCGTGGCTGACGATAATTATACTGTTGATATGGCGTCCATTCCTGCCTGTATTGATGAGCTCGAAATCATTAACAGCTTTGATGAGAACTGGATTTACGAAGGGCCATCAGACACACCAATTGGCTCCGTCGTCACTAACGAGAATGGCGATAAAAACAACCCTGGCACCACACCACAAACATCACGGCATTTCCCGGGCGAGCCGGTTCACAGTGTGGTTGTTGCAGCCAATAAAGCCATGCAGGCTGATTACCTGAATTTAAACTCCCCCCGTTTTGGTAAGTGTTTTGTGGTTAAGGACAACTCACGCCTGACTATTGATACGCTAATTACTGCCGGTGGCTGGGGGAATGTGGAATTTGGCGTGAACTGTAACGGCGTGGTAAAAAATAACTTCAGCCAGGCCAACAAAATCAACTGGGGAGGGATCACCAGACCGTTCGTACTCAACCATTCCAACAAGCTTGTTATAACTGACACCATTATTCGACGGGCATCCGGGCAGGATGTCGGGGCAGATGGTGTGTTTGACAGCGGCGGCGCAAACTGGGGAACGGTTGCAAATCTACAGGCTGCAACTCAGGGCGGGCATTTGTTTATCGCTGATGCCGTGAGCATCATGATTGGGCAATTAAAATCGGTTGGCATTGGATCCGTTGGTAGTGATGGGTTAGCGTCAGCTGCACTGGTGACCACAGAGAACTGCGATCAGCTTAACTGCACAATGACGTTCTCTAATGTCTCGCTCGTATGGCGTAACAAGAAGAACGGGCTGATTGGCAATTTCATTGCCGCAGGCGATGTGGGGACTGGCAACAATTTTGCAGAAGGATTAACCGGCACTCCGGCGCTGAATAAGTCATCACTGATGACGATGCAGGCTGTATTCAAAGATGGTGCTGGCGACGTTAAAACAAACAACTTTATCGGCTCTGGCAATATCGATCTAACTTCAACAGGCGGTAAAACCGTAACAATCCCTCACACGTTATGGCGAGCGCCCTCTGTCGAAGAGATTCAGGCGACACTCCGGCACGGTTCATTTACGGCGCCAGGTACATTCTCACCGGTTTACATCAGCTCATTTAACGCAACACAGGTGGTATTACGTGTCGACGTAACAGCCGCGGCCACTGGCACTCCCATCTCACAGGTTGTATGCCGAATAAATTGATGGACTGTGAAACAGGCAATGGAGCTTGATCTGCACACCCTTTAAAACTACTGTATATAAAAACAGTATAAGGAGTGCAGATCATGCCCCGCAAATCAGACATTCACAGCGCATTTGTCGCTGCAATACAGAAAAACCCTAAAGGCTACCAGTGGTTACGCACGGATGACTTCATCCGTGAATTGCGCGCGAGAAACTGGCATTTCAGCCAGGCCGACGCCAATGACTGGATAGAGCGGTATCAGGATTTCTTCGTCGACAAGACGCCTGACCACAGCGAGAACCGTCTCTGGATGCTCCGTAACATGGGGAGGGTGCTGTAATGGGCTTCCCTTCGCCGGCAGGCGACTACGTAGAGACCAGACTCACCCCGGAGAGCATCTGCGGCGTTGGCATCGACACTCGCTTCCTTGAAACATCATCGGGGTTTGCGGTTATTGAGCCGGTCACCAGGCTGGTGCAGGGACAGACTCTGCTGATCCTGTCAGGTGGCCGAACGCAGTTTGCGAAGCTCAGGGGAAGGGCATTAATTACGGATGATGGTGAAGCGATCGAGGGGGCCGAGGCGGCAGAAGTCGAGGTGATGGGCAGGGTGACGTTCTTCATCAACAGCACTAACGCTGACGATGATTCTCCGGTGTAAAAAGCGGTGCGCACCATAAATCTTACAACGGATCGGTGGCGATTTTGCTTGGGTAGGCTGGTGGCGTAAAGCGGAGAAGATAATTTTTGGAAGGAGCTACGCAAAGTTTTAGCTCTTAAAAACTTCGCCATTGTGACTTTTTGATAATCGTAACTTGTTGATTATTCATTTTAAAAAAATAAAGATTAATGGCGAAAAAATGACGTATGTATTTGATAATTTTAAATAACACGCATGATTTAAAATCCCTCGGCGTTCGCGCTGTGTGGGTTCAAGTCCCACTCCGGCTACCATGGGAAAGCAAAGAATAATCAAAGCAATAAGCAGTGTCGTGAAACCACCGAAAGGTGGTTTTTTTGTGCCTGAAATTTGGCTTATCTGACATCATTTCGCGATGGGTGACCGCCTTCGGATTACCTCCTCTGACGATCAGGATCGGCTGAACAGGCGCGACAAATTAGCCCCCTTCAGGAAAATAAACGCCAGCAGCAGGCCGCCCCACAGGGCCATGGTGATATAGCTGCTCACCCCGAGAATGTTCAGACCACTCTCCAGCATCTGCAGCAGGATCAGCGCCATCACCATGCCAAAGACCTTGCCGAAGCCGCCGTCGGGGTTTACCCCGCCCAGCACCGCCGCCAGAATCGATACCAGCAGATAAGACTCACCGTAAGAGGCCTTGGCCGAGTTCAGCTTGGACATCATCAGCAGCGCGGCAATCACGCACAATACCGATGAAAGTATATAAACCCAGATAAGGGTCTTACGGGTGTTGATCCCGGCGTAGTGGGTTGCCTGTTCATTCGAGCCGATGAGGTAAATCGTGCGCCCAAAGGCGGATTTTTCGAGGATCACCCACAGCACCGCCACCACAGCCAGAAACACCAGTAACGGCAGCGGGATGCCGAGGAAATTGGTGCTGTTAATCGCCAGAATGGTGTCGGGGAAGTTCGAGATCGACGAGCCTTTAGAGATCAGAATATTTATCCCCTTCAGCAGGGTCATGATCCCGAGCGTGGCTAATATCGGCGAGACCCGCACCACAGCAACCAAAAATCCAATAACCGATCCAATCACGATAGCCATTGCCAGTCCGGCCGCCAGCACCAGCAGCATACTGCTGAGGGTCGGGGGATAATGCGTGGCGACCCAGGCCATCACCAGCCCACAGGCGTTCATGGTGGCGATGATGGACAGGTTGATCCCACCGGTGAGGATGGTGACCGCCATGGCTAACGCCAGTACCCCGAGGATCGGCATCTGCGAGGCGACAGACTGGAAGTTGGCTGACGACCAGAAGACAGAGGGAATAAGGAAGCTAAACGCGATCACGACGACGGCGATTAACACACTCAGGTAAATCTCAACGCGATCCTGGGTTTTTCTGGCGTTCAT